TAATGCAGTATATGGACTGGTTAGTTGGTTGAATGCAAATGCGGTAGAGTTGGGAAATCCTAAACAGGAGATCCGCGAAGTACGCGGTAACGGTCCTGCGGATCCTCGCCAACTGATTGTGGAGTAAGAAAAAAAAAAATGACACTAGAAATTAAGTTTAAGAAGGTACATCCGGATGCTCAGTTACCCGTGCGTAAGCATGGCAATCGCGAGCTCAGTGAGTATGAGACAGAGATTTTGAACGCAGAGAATGAAAAGTTCTTGCAGGAAAAACCCGAGGCATATGCCGCAGGATATCGTATAGGTTATCCGCATGCGGTTGGTGACGACGGTATTCCTACAGATAAGATTATAGGTACTGGTGACACTGGCTATGATATTTTCAGTGTTGTTGATATCGATATTCTTGCCAAAGGATCCGCTATTGTTGACACTGGTATTGAAGTAGCATACATTTCGCCGGGATATTGGTTTGCGATTGCACCTCGTAGTGGCCTAGGATTCAAGCATGGAATTCAACCACATTTGGGTACTGTCGATAATGGTTATCAAGGCAACTTAGGCGTTAAACTGTATAATTTTTCTCACGCGAATTATAGTATAAAGAAGGGAGATAGGATAGCGCAGTTAGTATTCTATCCTGTTATCGAACCACGGATATCTTGGAGTGATGAATTATTTAAAACCGAACGCGGATCGTCCGGTTTTGGAAGTACGGGAAAATAGAACAATATAACAATAATAGTGGAAATATGAATAATCAAGATGTATTTAATTCGCTATGGGTTGAACGTTATCGCCCGGATAATTTAAAAGATCTGGTGCTAAGTCCTGAAGTGCGCTCTTATTTCGAGAATGTAATTAAAGAAGGGACTATACCACATCTTTTGTTCTGCGGGCCTGCGGGAACTGGTAAAACAACCCTAGCCAAGATATTGGTCAAAGAACTCGATTCAGTCTATCGTTATATCAATGCAAGCGATGAGCGTGGTATCGACGCAATTCGCGAAAAGGTAGTTCCATTCGCACAGACCAAGTCGTTGGATGGGCGTTTGAAAATTATCATTCTCGATGAGGTCGATGGGCTTACCAGTGATGCCCAGCGCGCTCTTCGTAATATCATTGAAGAGTATAGTGACAATCTTCGTTTTGTTCTTACCGCAAATTACAAGAATCGAATTTCCGCACCTCTTCGTTCTCGTACCATCGCGTATGAATTGATGCCGCCATTGAAAGAAGTAATAGCGCGTGTCGTATATGTCATCACGAACGAGAATATCACCGTTAGTGAGGAGCAGAAGCCTGCACTGAAGGCATTGATCGAATCTAATTACCCGGATGTTCGTAAGATAATTGGATTAGTTCAGAAGTACACCAAAGATGGTGTATTAAATATCACAAAGGATCTCGACGCGAGTCTCTTTGCAAAGGATGTATTGAAACAGATCCGCACACAGAAGAATATGTCTGATGTACGTGAATATATCATTCAAAATGAAACGGATTTCAATTCAGACTATTTAACACTTTTGAAGAGTTTATTCGAAGAAGTGTATATGTCGGATGTTGAAGAGAGTAAAAAGGCCGCAGCACTGGTATTAATAGGTGAGGCCATGTATAAGCATCAGTTTGTAATGGATCCTGAAATTAATACGTACTGCTGCATTCTCCAATTAAAGAACTGTATTTAAACTTCAGTTGATTGAGTTTTTGCATAACTCTCAAACATGAAGTCATTTTCTTTACCAAACTCCACACCTTCTTTAAATGGCGCCTGCTTGCGTCCGTCTTTAGGTTCTTTGGTGTTGGTGAGTTTGGTATTCTTCTTGGTGAGTTTACGATTCTCATCGTCGCCCTTAGTTTGATCCTTCATCACTTTATCGGCTTTTTCTGGTTCTTCAGTATTTGGACGAACTAGGTTCTTGTTGTACTGTGGATATCCATTTGCCCCGTCAATATCTATTTTTTCGAGAATAGATAGAGGAAGTGTCATAACGTTATTCCACATACCGGGCGCATACTCTTCATAACAGTCGGCCCATAATTCACATGATGGGATATTAGCAGCATCTACCGGCCCACTATATGCTTCAGATTTGCCCGACTTAATATAGCTGACGCGCAACATTGTATCATTACTAATTGCATTATGTATGATACCTTTTAGCTGTTCAGAGAAGTTTTCCACGTGCTTGTCCTTGAGTGCGTCCTTTTTGATCTTTGCGTAATCGCCCCTCAAAAATCCACCTTGTTGGTGGCGATAAAGTGTTTCCTCGTGTAGCTTCTCGAATTTGCCTGTGAATTTGTTCATGCGATACTCCTTTAAAAAATGATAATCGTATAAATATTTATGCCAGGAGCGATGTAAAAAATGGGTTCAATCAATTTTAATAACCTGAAAAACGTCAATTATAGTCAAAAGAACTATACATATACGGATTTATTCTTAGACTTTACACAAGAACCGTTTGAATCGCGTATTGGAAATCGAACTATTAATGGCGCTGGAAAGGACATGAAAGTGGCGTATGACTTGAACGCCATACGTAATTCTATCGTCAATTTATTCAATACATCGCCGGGAGACCGCATATTACTTCCAGATTATGGATGCAGTCTAAAAAGTTACGTTTTTGTGAATATGAGCGAATCGACATCCCGTTTACTGGGTCGTTCTATTAAAACTGCTATAGAGCAGTGGGAACCTAGAGTCAATGTAGTAAGTATCAATGTCGATTCATATGAAAGTCTGCAAGAATATGTGATTACACTAGTATTACAGGTGCCGTTTCTTCCGACGGGACAGACACTCAATTTGACGGCAACATTGAACCGTCAGGGATTTAAGGTATAAGTTATGGCAAACAACACAAATTTTGTTATTCCCGCAGATGGCTATTTGGCATTTGACGCACTCACAATGCAGCAGTTTATTAAGGATCGTCTGAACGATAATAAAGTATTTACGGATCAGAATTATAGCGGCTCTTATATATCAACGCAGAATGAAATCGTCGCGTATATGTTTCATGTTCTCATGTACTATTTGAATCGTTCTTCAACAGAGTCTATGTTTACTGAGGCGCAGATATATGAGAATATGAATCGCATTGTTAAATTATTGGATTATAGTCCAATAGGAAGACAAACGCCTTCGACTACATTTGGCCTATCAGGCACTGATGCAATTGCCGCTGGCCTATACACCATACCACGTTATACATACGTTACTAACGGCAGTATCAACTATTCAATCAATGATGATATTACAATATCCAAATTAACAAGTGACGCCGAAACTTTTGATTCTGCAGTATCCGAAAAATTGTTATATCAAGGTCTCTACGCTGAATATCCTCTTTATCGAGCAGCGGGAAATATTAATGAAGTCGTATTCTTCGCACCGGGTGATAATGTACTTGTAGATCACTACAACATTGACGTGTATGTATATGAGACATCATCTTCCACTTGGTATAAATGGAATCGCGTTCCTACGTTGTATCTAGAGAATGGATCGAATAGATCATATGAAATACGGTTTAATGAAGACAAGCGATATGAGATAAAATTCGGCAATAATATTAACGGAAAGCAATTAAATAACGGAGACAATGTTGCTATATACTATCTACAAACATTGGGTAGTGCCGGTGAAATTGGAGCGAATGGTATAATAAATGCACCGATGAGACCATTTTCAAGTAGTACGTTTAGTGTAATCTTGTCCGCGTTAAATGTAGCAACAGGCAATTCATCCAATTACGTGACTGCAGATATTGCGAATAATCTCTCAGTAACAAATATCGGCGATTCTTCATACTATGACGCGGAAGAAGATGTTAGTTCTATTAAATCAAATGCTCCCGGCGCATTTCGTTCTCAATACCGTGTAGTAACTGAGAATGATTATGAAAATTATGTCAAGACTAATTTTGCTAATCTCATACATGACATTGCAGTAGTTAATAACTCGAAATACATAACCGAACAATTGAAATACTATTATGAAAATGTGGGCTTGGGCGATCCTAATAATGTTTCTAATATATTATATAATCAGTTAAATTTTGCCGATTCGTGTAATTTTAATAATGTTTACGTGACCGTCGTACCTAAGACGGTATCCAATACCATCAATCCAACGTCAACACTTTCTCCCGCACAAAAAGAACTAATT